CTCGCTCGGTCTGGTCCTCTTGCCGGGCGACGAGGTCCCCGAGGCCTTGATCAAGATGTCCCCGTGGGTCATCGAGGAAGGACTCGTCATCGAGGCCTCGGTTTATGACACGGAACAGGCCGCACCCGTGGAAGATGTCATCATTCCGGCCCCTGAGACCACGGAAGACACGATTTCGTCCGTAGTTGACGACGTTAACGAAAATCCGGCCCCGCAGGATGCCCCAGAAGACGACTTCTCGGGCGACCCGGTACCTTCAGGTGGTCCGATTGACGAGGCCGCTTCTAGCGGCTATCAGGGGGCTTAGACGCGATGGCCTTCGTAGCAGGCCGCAGGGCCAAGGTTCTCATCGGTGAGTTCGACCTTTCGGCGTTCCTGAACAACGTTTCAGCCGCTCGGACGGCGGATCTCGCCGATATCTCGGTCTTCGGTGACACGGACCGCGAGTTCTTGAAGACCATGCAGGCGGCGACCGTCACCCTGTCCGGATTCATCGACACAGCGGCCGGGGCAACCGAGCCTGTCTTGTCGTCTTTCCTGACCGGGACCTCGACCCGTGCGGTCTCGATCTTCTGGGACGCGGATGCCATCGGCTCGCCGGGTATCTGCGGCGCGGGCTGGGAGGGCTCCTACGAGGACTCGGCCCCGGTTGACGGCGTCCAAGCTATCGCGGCGAACCTGACCTTCACCGGGCAGGTCGACCGGGCGGTCTCGCTTCATGCCCTCGGGGCCGAGACCGGGACCGGGGCCTATACATCGGTCGACGGCGGGGCCTCGAGCTCGAACGGTGCGATTGCCAACCTTCACGTCACCGCGGCCGGGGCCTCGGGTACCGGGACCGTGGTCGTGCAGGACTCGGCCGACAACATGACCTTCGCGACGATCGGCACCTTCTCGAACTTCACCGCGGCGACCTCGCAGACGCTGACGATCTCGGGGACGATCCGGCGATATGTCCGGGCCAACTTGACCTCGGCCCGCAACACCCAGACCTTCGCGGTCGCATTCGGCCGCAGGCCGTAGGAGGAATCTCATGGCTTTCTCATCCGGCAAGAACGTGACCTTCTCGTTGAATGCCACGTCTATTCATGCCTTCTGCTCAAACATCAGTCTCACCCGCAACGGCGACACGCTCGACATCACGACCTTCGGCGACTCGGACCGCGAGTTCATCCAGGGTCTCCGGTCGGCGACCATCACGATCTCGGGCTACTTCGACCCGACGGCCTCGACGGGCCCGGATGCGGTCCTCGCGACCTCGTTCGCGGATGCCGACGGCGTGGCCTTCTCGCTCGTCTTCGGTCCGTCCGGGACGACCGTGACCTATGCAGGCTCGTGCCTCGTCGCGTCATACGAGACCTCGGCCGCGGTTGACGGTCTCATCGCTTTCTCGGCATCGCTCACTTGCACCGGGTCCATCACCCGGACCTAGAAAGACAGGAACTCTTGCGCGATTCACTCAAGGCCATCCTTGCCCCTCGGGTCGAGCCCTTCGAGCTCGGTCCGGGGGTCGCGGTCAAGGTCAAGGAACTGTCTCTCAAGGAGCGGATCTCTTGGCGCGAGGCATCCATCGAGGCCGACGGGAAGCTCAAGGACAATTGGATTGCGGAACTCCTGTTCCGTTGCGTCCGGGACGAGGACGGGTCCGCGGTCTGGGATGCTCCCGAGGATGTCGACGGTTCCGAGTCGGTCTTGGGCAGGCTCCTAGAGGCCGCACAGCGGGTCAACGGTCTTGCCGCGGACAGCACGAAGGAGGCCCAGGGAAACTAGAGCGGCTCCCGGAACTTCGCGTTGCGATGCGACTTTGCCGGGAGCTCGGGAAGACCCTCGGGGAACTGCTCGAGGCGATGACCGCGGCGGAGTTCGAATTGTGGATCGGCCTTTGGAAGATCGAGGCCCTCGAAGAAGCCGAGCGACAAGTCCGGGCGAAGGCACAAGCAGGGGGGCGGCGTCGTGGCTGAGAGAGTAGAAGTCCTCATCACCGGGGACGCGTCCGGTCTTATCAGGACCACGGACCAGGCCTCGGCAGCGATGGCCGACTTCGGGCGGTCGGCGGGCAAGCTTTCCAGTATCGCAGATGCCTTGCGGTCTGACTTCGGCCGGATGACCGGGGCCTTCGCCGCGGCACAAGTCGGGGTATCCGCGGTCATCGGTGCCTTTAATCAGGCGGCGGCCGCGGTGCAGGCGATGAACGCCGAGGTCATCGACGCCGAGCGGGTGGCCTCGAAGTTGATTGCGGTCTTCGATGGGGCCGAGGGTGCCGCGGCCCGGTTGACGGCTCAAGCGGAAGCCCTTGCCGGGTCGACCGTCTTCTTCGATGACGACGCTATCAAGTCCGCGGCGGCGGCCCTTCGTGCGTTCGATCTGACCGAGCAGGAGATATCTAGGCTACTGCCTGCGGCGGTCAACCTTGCAACCGTGTTCGGGACGGACCTCGACTCGGCGGCCCAGAAGCTCGCCCTCGGTCTGAACGGGTCGACCCGCGGGCTCCGCGAGTTCGGGATCGTGGTCAAGGAAGGGGCCGATCGGTCCGATGTCTTCGCCCAGATCCTCGAGCGTGGCGAGAAGGCCGCGAAGGGTGCCGCGGATGCTCAGGGCGGATTGCGCGGTGCCACCGAGGGTCTCAGGAAGGCTCAAGGCGAGTTCAACCAGGCTCTCGGGAACCTGCTTGCGGGTCCGCAGTCGGCCTTGCTCAACTTCTTGACGGACGCGACGAACCGGGCCGCGGGTCTGGCGAACTCGATGTCCGGGGCGGCCGACCAGATCATCAAGACTGCCCGGGTCATCGACCCCTTGACCGGGAAGATCGTCGAGGCGACTGGGGTCGGCGGGAAGGATCTGTTCGGACCGGGTAGCTTGACCGCTCAGTTCTCAGGCAAGACGACTCCGGCCGCTAATGTCCCGGGCTCTTCCGGTAAGGGTGTCGCAGCGTCAAGGCCGTCCGGCGGTAGCTCAGCCCCGGGGCTGTATCAAGGCATGGGTCCCGGCATGGAGCTCGGGGCAGGGGTTAACGTCTTCAAGGCCATCAATGCCGGAGTCCTCGCGGCGGAACAAAGGGCCGCAGATGAGAGAGAGAAGTCTGCCAAGCAAGTCCTAGAGGACATGATTGCGGCCAACGATGCTCAAATCGTCAAGGATCAAAAAGCCGCCCAAGAGACGATCGATGCATTGGCCGATGCAAGCCGGAAGCGCAACGAGGAGACGTCAAAGGCCTTCGACGAGCAGGCGAAGATCTTGGAAGATGCGAGCAAGTCCCTTTCAACCTCGCTCCTTGGTGCTGCGGAACGAGCAGCGGGCCTTCTTGGGAAGGCAGTATCTGGTCAGTCCTTGACCGCTCAAGACTTCATCGGCCTTGGGTCAATGGTGGCATCGGCAATCTTTCCAGCCTTTGCTCCTCTGATTGCTATTCTGAACGCATTTATGTCCTCGGCAACAAGCTCGATGCAGGACAGCACAAGCGAAACCACCATCGAGCAGGACAAGCGCAGGTTAGAGCAACTTCAAGCGGACTTCGATCGAAGAATGGCGGGGGGTCTTATTGCTCAGGGTGCGCAAGAGGAAATATTGCAACTTGAGCGTCAGATCGCTGACAAGAACGCGATGGCGGCGCAAAAGATGGTAGACGCCGCGGTCATGCAAGAGAAGAACGCTCAAGCCACGGCACGGGGCGGGATAAGAGACGTGTTCGAGAGATTCGGATCTGTCGCGACCAAGATACAGAAAAGGTTTGCCGATTTTGCCGTTGCGGTAGGCGCGGATTCTGTTCCTTCGTACGAGCTCGGAATCTTGCAGGGAATGACCCCTGAGCAGATTGCCAAACTCGGCGGCGAGGCGCGGGCCGGAATCGCAAGCGGCAAAGATCCTCGCGAGGCCTTCGCGAACATTATCAAGCAGTTCCCGAAGATCGCAGAAAATCCGGTCCTTCTAAATGCTCTTGTTGCGGCACTGGCCGATCTAGCCCCCGATGTTGCCGGGGCTCCCGGGGCCGAACTCGGCGACACCCCGAGGAATCCGCTCTATGTCTTCGATGTCACGCCTAGCCGCGACGAGTTTACCCGGGCTCCGCGTGGTCTGTTCTTCCGTCCGGTCGGGTCAGGCCGCGGGGTCGACGGCGGGCAGTCGCTGTCCGGGGTATCCTCGAACACGACGAACCGGGCGAGCTAGCAGGAGGGCCGGATGAACACGACCGATCGGAACGGGGTCGCCCTACCGTCGGACCTCGGCGAGATCATCGACTTCGTCTGGTCAGTCCGGATCGCGGCGACGAACGGGGTCTTGAACTCGTCGACGGGGTGGACCTACTACGAGATCCCGGCCGAGGCGGTCATCCAGCGGTCACGGTCGACGGCCCTCGATGAGGGGACCTGGTCCTTGACCCTCGGAATCCTTGCCGATGCCTTGCCGGACCTGACCGAGCCCCTCGCCTATTATCAACTCGAAGTCGACCTCGTCGACGACGCGGGGAACCAGTGGCCGTATCATACCGGGCCGATCGACACGGTCTCGGAATCGTGGACCCTCGACGGCGGGGCACTCGTCCGGGTCTATGAGGTCCAGTCCTTCGGGGTGTTGCAGCGGACCAAGGGGTACGACTTTAACGCGTTGACGATCACCCCGGACCGTCTGCCCTTTGCGGGCACGATGACCGGGTTCGCGCAGGCGCACTATGTCACGATGACCGGGCCTTTCGCGGTCGGTACCCGGTATCTCATCCCGGGGACCAACGCGGGGGGAACCGTGGACATCACGGTCGGGACCGGGTCCTTCCCCGGGGTCATCGTCGACAACGACTCGGCCTTCGGGTCCCCGCTCGTCTACGGGGTCGACTACACGGTCACGAACGCGGCCGGGACCGCTGTTCCCGCGACGAATGAACCCGCCTACATCAATCCCCTTGTCGCGATCGGGGCAGGGACTTGGTACGTCCGATTCTTTGCGGTGGCCTACTGGGGCATCCTACAGAACTCCCCCGTCTCTCGGCCGTTCTTCATCCGGGTTCCCCCCGGTGCCGTGACCTATACCTTCGGGACGACCCGACCGAAGAGGGTCATCGCGGATGACTTCGCCACTCTGGCGGCCTCGGGATGCACGACAACCTTGATCACGGTCAAGGACCCAGAACCGTACAAGTCGGGAACCGGGGTCGTCGCGGTCACGTCCGGGCCTACCGAGTTCCTCGAGTGGACCTCGGCCTCGACCGGGGCAGTCGAGGTCCGGCAGATAT